CTAATTCTTTTTCATCATACTTGTCATACTTACCAGCTTCGTGTGCAATTTTTTTAATCTCATGAATGGCTTTTTTTCAACAATCCATCTCTTCATACTATGTTTTTTTGTATCCTCATCTAGCGAGCCCAACTCTTCTAAACTTGCATCCAATTTGTTCAAAACGTCAGCAATTTTTACTAATGCTTGCGCTTCTTTTTCTTCATAGTTTGACATAATAGACACCTCTTCTTAAGTATTTTTCTACTTTAAGTGTACGTCTCTGTCGTTTTATTTGCAACTAATAACTCAACTGCTTCTCGGTACGGAGGATAAGGGATTCGAACCCTTGCACGATGTTACTCGCCTAACGGTTTTCGAGACCGTCCCCTTCAGCCAAACTTGGGTAATCCTCCCTCTACATTCCATCTACAAATGAACATGTAATGAATCTATAGATAAAAAGCCTAGACCCTTACACAACAAGGATTCTAGGCTCTATCTAACTAAATTATTTAGTTTCACGGTGTAATTTTTCTACAACACCATATTTAGACAGACTAGAACTCACAAGGGTTTGCGTAATATCATTTTAATTCAAATTAGCAAAATAGACTATAACAACAAGATAAAATCTACATCAAAAAATAAAAAAAGGCAAGCGAATAGACATGTAAAATATACTGAATAAACAAAAAAACCCTACCTCTCACAATGAGAAGTAGGGATTTGCTTATTTCTTAATAATTTAATGTTTGACCAGGATAAATCAAGTTAGGATTTGCTAATCCGTTTAATGTAGCTAAGGCTTGATAATTAGTGCCGAGTTTGGCTGCAATACTAGATAAATTATCGCCGTATTTAACCGTGTAGACATTGCTTGTTGCCGATCCATTGACTTTCAAAACTTGACCAGGATAAATAAGATTTGGATTAGCCAATCCATTTAATGCAGCCAATGTTTGATAATCTGTTCCGTATTGATAAGCAATGCTGGATAACGTTTCACCGTATTGTACCACATGAGTTGCTTCTGGTTGCTTATCAGGAACGACTGTTGCGTCTGGCAATAGTTCAATATCACCTTTGCTAATCCATGACAAAATGCCTTCTAGCAATACTCTGCTTCCAGTTACTTCTTGTACTTTATAGCTGTTTCCTTTTACCCATTGTGGAATGGCTTCACCAGTTGCCCAAGCATCAACATTAAATTTCACTTTGACCGTATCGCCAACTTTAACATCAGAACTTGGTGTTTTTTCAATTTCTTCGCCTGCATCTGTTGCTGGCGTATCCGTTTCTGGTTTATTGGTATCTGTATAACCACTATCCGTAATTCCTGTTAAATCTACGTTACCATCTAAACCACCTGCAATATAAGCGGATGTGAATTGCCAAATACCAATACCATCCATGCTTGGGAAATAAGCATACAATGGATATGGTGACACACCATCGATAGGATACGCAGCAATCCATAAAGAGTTAGGAAACTCTTTGATGATTTGTTGATAGTTTACATGATTTAGTGTAAATGGCTTATAGCTGTAATACATTGGAGTATAGCCAGCCTGTTTGATTCTGCGCATACCATACAAAATAGTCTCTGTATTTGCTGCTTTTTCGGCATCTGAACTTACATATCCTCCATATCCATCTGGAACACTAGCCAACGCTCCATGTTCAAAATCTAATGCAACGATGGAATTTTTAGGCGTTTGAATACGTGGCAAAAAGTAATCCATTGTTGTTTTCGCAATGTCCATGTTTCCCCAAGTGTCATACCAAATATAGGTATGCGCACGTTTACCTTGTGCAATAGCACTTGCTACTTGCGTTTTATATGTGTATTGTTCATAAATACCGCTAGCATTGTAGCCACCAATCTGAGCAATAGCGAATTTATCATGTGCATAACCAAAACGACCCTGTTCGCCTTGATAAATCGCCCAGTCAACGCCTTGGTCACCTTTTGCAGCAAATACATTTAAAGGCATAAAAAATAGAGCGACAAGCGCTCCTACTAAAATTTTCTTTTTCATTTTTACTTCTCCTTGTCTTTTAAATTATATGCTGACACACCTGTTACTACTCCTAAAAAAGTTGCTATGGCATTAATAGTTAAAACAGCCATATCTGTTTGCTGCCATCCATAAGCTTTACCTAGCGTGGCAACCAAAACAGAACTTGCAGGTAGCACTGTTAGCACGCCCCATTTGATAATTTTGTAATACTTGTCTGGTAATATCATTTCTAAATCCCTCCTAAGTATTTCGTGATTAAATAAACAGCAACAGAAACCCCAATTCCTGCAATTGTTCGCCACGTCCACTTTTGATTCTCTTTTATTTCCGCAATATCGCCTTCATTGTTTTTGGCCATTGAGAGTGCTATATCTGCTTTCTCTCTTAATTGTTCATGATTATCCAACTTTGTTTCAATCCGTGCCAAACGATCGACGATTTCAATTAAAGGATCATCTTTCAAGTTATCGTCTCCATTCCTGTAACAAAAAACCGCCTAGCTTTTGCTAAACGGTTTTCCTGTCATTTTTGTAAATTCATCTTCTGTTATACAAAGTGGTACAAACTCCATTACTTGTTCAGGAGTGAAACAACCCCAATCAAACATCAGTTTAATGTCATCATATGAATACATTATTTTGCACCTCCGATTTGTTCTTTAATCGCATCAATTTCTTTTGAATTTTGAAGCGAAGTAAGCATAGTCTTTGAATTGATTTGAGCTAATGATTCTGCTTTAGCAGTTAGTTTTTCATTTGCTTGTTTTAAAGCAGTGTTATCTGCTTCTAATACTGCTGAAAGGTTTTCTAACAGATTTAATTTCTTCGAATAATCTTGCGTGACTGCTTCTTCCCATTTTCGCTCCGAGAAATTAAAGAATTGTGATTGTTCATTTGCTAAACCTTCAAGTGGTTTTTCTTCCACGTATGG